GGATACTTTCCTTTTATGATGCCACTTAGATCATCTTCACGACCATCATATGCAGAGATGCGTGTATAGTTTTCAATTTCCCAATATTTAAATTGAGTTTCCATATAGAACCATCTCTCTGGTTCACCATCTAAGTTTATACAATAAACTGGTGGTATTCCTTTTAGTTTATATGCTGCTTTATTCTTATCCATTATAATAATCTCCAAGTTGTAGGAATAATATCTTTCGTATTTAAATGAGCGTTATTGGGCCCAAACCACTTTGTTTTTGGATCTGGAGATATGATAATTTTATCAGGATTATTATTTAAGTATGCACCCCACCAACTGTAAGTGCTATTTGAAATAATGTTATTATCACATAATGATTGTAGGCACAAATCATACCAATGATCCATATTTGAACTATCCCATCTACCATCTGGTCTAACAACTTTACCATCAGATGTTTCTGAAAATAAAAATCTATCATCAGAAAACATTTTTTGTTTTTTACACCACTCTATGTCATCAGAAAATACTAAAATAGTATGATTAGGAAATTGTTCGATGGCATTTTCAAACCACTGGTCTGACAAGTTGTAATGATTTGCAGAATTTTGAAGATAATCCCCTCTGCGAAGATGTATTGATGTTGTCTTACCATCAATAGAATTTATAAAATCTAAGCATGGTTCTAATATTTCATCTTTGAATATAAAATCTTTTTGCAAATCATTCCAAACATTTAAAAAATATTTTTCTGTTTGAAAGAATCCATATAAGGAAGTATTTTCTGGAGGATTATTAAATAACTCTTCATCAAATTCAAAACCTTTTTCTGCTACCATATTACATCCTACAGGAGCACCTCTACCATCTCTTCTAGTCACATCTCCAAGAAATCCTCTTAAATCAGTTACAGTTTCCATATGAAAACCATCAAATAATTGCATTTCATTATCTTCTGGAATCATGTAATCAATATTATTATTTGCTGCTATACCCTTAATGGCAGCATATTGAAACATTTGATTGGCAAGATATCCTAATCTACCAAGATGATTAAATGATAAAGTCATTTCAGTTGTTATAGAAGTTGTAAGTACTTATTGGCACAGTAATTTATCTCTACATCTTTTTTAGACATAAATTCTGGGTTAAAAGTTGCAGAATTTTCATGATATCTGATTGCTACTAGTATATCATCAACCAGACCAAAATTGCCATATAAAAGATTCATTCTGTAATAAAACTCACAATCAACGATGTACAATAAGTCTTCATCAAAATATTGTTTATGTGACCTAAGAAAAGATAGGTTTGATGGATTACCCATAGTATTAACCCCATCAAGTAAATTATCATTTAATTTGGGAATCATTGGATTAAAAAAGTTCTTATCGTCTTTAGTATGGGTAAATGAATTCATAACCCATTTAAATCCTTGATTATATTTTTCAGATATTTTTTTAAGAGCATCATTATCTAAAAAATAATCATCTTCAAACATTACCTTTATAATCTTACCCACAGAAGAATCTATACATGTATTTAAATTATGTGCTGATCTTCCGTTAGCATAAAAATTTTTTATATATTTTATTGTGTGTATATTAGAGTACTCTTCACATACTTTGTAGGTTTCTAAGTCTTCACTTTGATCTGAAATAACTATTTCAAAATCCTGAACTGTTTGACTTTTTAAATTTTCAAAGAAACCCTTTAACATTTCAGGCCCGTAACCAGACATCTCATAAGTAGGAACGCAAATAGAAAATAAAGTCATGATGTGTATGCAGGATATTGTTTAAGTGTGATAGGAACAATTAATCTTTTAGTATTTTTATTACCAAAAGTTCTAATACTCATAGATCCAGTATCAAGAAAATCTGAAGAATATTCATCTAGATAGTCTGTTATTTTGTATCCCATTTCTAAGTGATATTTGAAATATGTTTCTTGTATTTTCCATGCATGAGGATAATCATTATTACCATCTATTATAAAAAGAGGTGATCCGTATTTTTTATAGACGTTCTTACAGGCCTCTCTTGATAACACTCCCTCCACATGTGAGGCATGATCAATATGATTTGGGTGATCATTTACAGAGTGGGAACATACATATGCAACATCGCCCTTACATCTTTCAATCATGGGTAACATAGAATCATAATCTGCAAGAATATAATCTTCTTCTATGCAAAAATAATATTCGGAATCACTCTCTCCATTAAGGTCATCCATAATACCATCATTCCACCCACCATAACAAAATTGAGTATTCTCTCTAAACAATATGGTGAACTCTACATCATCAGAAATTCTAGAACTATTTTCCCTAAAGTAATTTTCAATCTCATCTTTATTATCGTATCTAGTCATATTAATTACAAATATAACTTTTCCAAGATTATCATGAGGGTATTTTTCTAAAAATTCAAAATGCTTTTCTGGAAAGAAAAATTTTCCTTGACCAATTTCACTGTTATAGTCATTATTATTTCTTGATCCAAAATAAAAAGTAACTAAGTAATTAACCTTTGATGTCATAAAAACCTCACATAGAAAAATTTAAAATCACTTCTTCTATGTAATCAATCATTTCAGAAGTAATAACAGGAGCACAACCAACAAAAAATACATTATCTAAAACTTTGGATGCGTTTGGATATTTATTCCCATCTCCAAGATCCCTGTATCCTGGATGCAAAAGAATATTACCAGCAAAATAATTTCTTGTCTGAATTTTATTCTCTTCTAGATAAGAAACTAATGATCTTTTAAGATTTGAACTATCACAAATAATAGGAACACCAAACCAACTAGTCTCAGATTCTTTTCTTTCATTAACAACTCTGACTCCAGAAATTGTCTCAAAAATATTTTGAATTCTTTTTTTATTATTCCTACGAATTTGATGGATATCATCAAATTTTTTAACTTGAATTTGACCTATAGCACCTTGCAGATCAAGAGGTTTTAAATTATATCCACGAACACCAAAAACATACTTGTGATCTACAATAGTATCATTTTTCAACCAATCACTAAATCTTTTTCCACATACTCCATTTGAAAGAAGATTCTGTTGTCCAACACAATAACATCCTCTTCCCCACCAAGCATAACTTCTAGCAATATCAACAACCTCTCTAATGTTAGAGGAAACCATGCCACCTTCTATTGTACATATGTGATGAGCAGCATAGAAAGAACATGAAGCTGCTACTGCACGTTCAGTGAGGTATGATCCTCTCCACTTACTACCAAGACTGTCACAATTATCAGCAATAATATGAAGATTATTATTCTCACAAATATCAATAAGTTTATCTAAATCATATGAATTACCTAAAACTGGTGAAGAAAATACAGCCTTTGTTTTATTAGTGATGCTAGATTCTATTTGATCTATATCCCAATTTAAATCTTTCCAATTAATATCAACAAAAACTGGTTTTAATCCTGCTTGAACAATGGGAGCAATTGTAGTTGGAAATCCACAAGCACATACAATTATTTCATCACCATCTTGCCAATCAAAATATTTTTTTAATGCAGCAATCATTACCAAGTTGGCAGATGATCCACTATTTACCATTACTGAATGATTGAATCCAAACTTTATCGAAAATTCTTTTTGAAATTTATTAACTTGTTCTCCAGCAGATGACCACTTACCAGACAATAAAGTAGTTACTGCTGATACAACTTCTTGCTCATCCCAATATGGGCCAGAATAATATACGGGTTTGCCAGGACTCCAATTATTATTTGCTAGATATGGAAATAAATTTTCCTCATCATTTTGAAGAGAATTTATAAATTGATTTACTTTTTCTTTTACTGACATAGATCACCCACAATATATTCAGTGGTATGTTGAGGAGAAAATCCCAATGAAGATAATTTTTGAACATCCATCCAGAAATCTTTATTTTGAATGATTTTATTAAAATCTGAAGGACTAATATAATTTATCTTAGATTTAGAATTTAATTTTTTCTTTGCTGTTTCAATTATAGCACGAATAGTATGAGGTTGTCCACTACCTACATTGTATATTTCATTTAAGTTACCTTTATCAATGATTATTCTAATAGCTCTACAAACATCTGTAACGTGCATGATGTCTCTAATAGGTGTTCCCATGTCATATAAATCTACATCTATATCATTTTTTAGTTGATTTATCATCCAAGTAATGACATTTTTCTTTTCAGATACATTTCGATCACCTTTACCCAAAACATTACAAAGTCTAATAATCCTATAACTAACGTTATAAGTTTTACAAAAAGATATAATAAGATCTTCCGCACATTTTTTAGTTATTGAATAAAATCCAGTGGGATTGCAAATAGAGTCCTCCTTTACAGGTAAGTCACACTCTTTTCCATAGACGAACCAAGAAGAGATAAAATTAAAAGTAATATTTTTAGATTTGCAATGATTCAAAACTTCACATAAAACTTCTAAATTTGTTTTTACATCCAGAGTTATGTCATCATGGACATGATAATTATGAGTTGTTGATATAAAGTAAAGAATATTTTCACTATCAGGTTTTCTTTGATCTCTAGGTATTTTTATGACATCATTATACATCTCAGCAAACTTTCCACCAACAAATCCACTAGAACCATAAACAGAAATTTTAGAATTCATAAAATTAAACTTACAAGTTATCTTCGAGAACAAAATTTCTGCCATGAAATTTTAATTTCAAAGGATAATCTACACTATGAAATGCTTTAACTCTTTTTTCAAACTCAACAAGATCAATATCAGAATCAATAAATCTCATCTTATTAACCTGATATATTTTTCTATCAACTCCACTCCAATTTTCATGGTTATTTTCTAAGATAAATTGATCAACAGTTTTTTTGTTAATAAAAAGATCTTGTGCCATCTCATAAAATAAAATTATAGCATTTAATTTTGCTCTATGCAATAAAGAAGTAATTGTATCTGTAGGTAAAATATTAAATCTTTTAACCTTTAAAATTGCACCATTATCTATACGTTCGTTCATAATATGAGCAGTGCATCCATAGTATTTCACTTCATCGTATATTGCCCAAGCAGGCCCACCACTACCAGGATACTCTGGAGATGCTGGATGAATGTTAATACAAATTTTTGCATTATCTAATATTTCTTTAGGCACTATAAAATAACTTTGAAATGAAAAAATATAGTCACCTTTCCAAGAAAATATTTCTTCAGGTATTTTTTCATTCCTTTTTTCAGACCAAACACCAATAACATTAAGATTCAATTTCTTAAGAAAGTCATACGCACCCATAGAATATGGACAACTTTTATTACCAAAAAACAAAACTTTGTAACTCATTTACTTTTTATGAACATCAGGCATCAATGCATAGGGATCATTATATTCATAAGATTTATACCCTATCGGAATTACTAAAGTTGTATTTTGAGAATCACCGAATACAACTAACAGTTCTTCACCAAATCCTGGTTGATTGCAATACAAATATCCAGTTGAATACTTATCAAGAACATCAATGACAGAATAACCTTTATTTAAAAAATATTTGTGACAATAAAGTTGAACATTACAAGTATTTCCATAATCTGGTATTGATGGATTTGGTGGTTCAAAATATAAAACATCATTATGTTCCTCATATATTTTTTTACATATTTTTCTATTCAAACAGATTACACCCGCATGAGATGCGTGTGCTATACACCACCTATTTGGTTTCATCACATAAGAACATACAAAGGGATTAGTTTCTGTAGATCTCTCAACAAAAGGTTTTACACAGTCTTCATCTACAAGAATATAATCATCCTCAAATAGTAAAAAATTTTCAACATTAGTGTCATTACTTATATCATTAACCATTGCATGATTCCAAGCTCCATAGGAACCTCTAATTAATCCATTACTATCTTTATTACCACGGAACAGATATTCAATCTTGATATCATTATTTAATTTAACCTCAGAAAAAAATTTTTCTACAGTTTCAATATCTTCATCTGGTCTAGAGTTAATAACAAAAGTTGCTTTTTCGATATCATCTTTTGTGTAATCACTAAGAAAATTTAGATGTTGTTTAATAAAGAAGAATTTGTCGTCCTCTACAATTTTACTATACTTTTTACTACCTCTTGATCCCAACCAACAAGCAACAACATAATTAATCATTTCATATACTCCGTAAGTTTGCAACGATTTTCAATAAATTTTAATACATCCTCATCTTTTTCTTGATCTCCATAAGGAGCAAACAATGCTCTTTTTCTATCCCCAGTATCATCATCAACATCCGTTAAGTAATACACAGCTAAACTTTTTCTAAAATATCCTTCTGGACAATTAATTGTTTTTGGTAATCCATGCCAAGAATTTTGACTTGTATCAAATAATATTGCCCTATTAAACTTAATTTGCACATCAACTACTTTTTCTTTTGGTTTATTTTTTTCATAATCGTGTGACCATAATTCAAGAGCACCCTCCCACTCAGGTTTCCATTCTTGACTCAAATAAACAATCAAATTAAATTTTCTTTGAAGTTCTAGTTTAGGATGAACGTCATAATCTTTATGGACATTTAACTTACCACCTCGATTATGCATATGCCAACCACCACCATGTAATCCATAATCAGGATATAAATTTTGCACACCTGTTATTTCTCTAATTACATTTAGAAAATTTTCAGAACACAAATAACTTAAAATGGAATATGTTTTTTTAGGAAACTTTGCCCAATCATCAATATTTTTTTTATTCTCAACTATATTGTTATCATGGTAGAACCATTTATCCGAATCAAAATCAAAGAATTCATTACTTAATTCATTAGCTAATGAATTAGAAAAAAAATTATCTATGATCCAATGATTGAAAGGAGTATTTGATTTTTTAATTTTATTCAAATTAATCATGTTTAAAAACTATTCACCTTCTCTACAATATAATCTATCTCGTCAGATGATAACCACCAACCATTAGGAATACAAATTTGTGTTCTAGTGAAAAAATCTACACCAGGTAAATTATTTTCTTTAAACTGAATAGTGCAATCATATTGATCGTTTCTAAAATGAACAGGACTAACTGTTATCGAATTAGATTTCATATATTCAATAAATTCATCTTTTCTAGAATTCAGTATATGAATTGGAAAGATCCAATAAGAACAATTTTCATCAAAATCAGGTATAACTACATCTTTGTTTTTAATATTTTCACAAAAGAATTTGGAATTACTTCTATGTTTATCTACAGAATCTTTTGCATGAGGTATATTTTTAATTCCTATTGACGCTGATATATCGTTCATATGATACTTAAATCCTGCTGTGGTTATATTTTGAGTGCATCTAAAACTTTGACCTTTAGTTCTATCTAAACCATACCATCTCAGTAATCTCGCTTCATGTTCTTTATCTTTTGGAGGTATGAGTATGCCACCATCACCACATGTTAAAAATTTTATTGCTTGGAAACTATAACAAGTATAATCACCTCTTTCAAATTTTTTGTTAGTGAATACATCCCAACAATGAGCAGCATCTTCAATTACAGGAATACCAAACTGTTTTAATGCAGCATAATCACACAGTTTTCCTGCCCAATTAACTGCTATGATGGCTTTTGTTTTTTCTGTAATTAGATTTTTAACTGATTTTGGGTCTATACAACCAGTTATAGGATCTATATCTGCCCATCTAATTTTAGATTTTCTTTTTAAAGCACCAACTTGAGAAGCAAAACAAGTTTGTGGTGTTGATATAATTTCACTCTCATAATCTACACCAATTAAATCTAAAGCAAGATCAATTGAACTTGTACAAGAATTTACAGTTACTGGTTTAACATCAGTTTTTAATTCTTCTTGCAATAGTTCTTCAAAATAATCTACCTTTGATCCTTGACCTATAAAACCAGAATCAAGAACTTCTTTAACTAATGAAACAGCATCGTGTGCCATTCTGACTTTGAACTGTGGAATCATAACTCTAATTTCATGTCGATAATGTTATCTTTACTCAGGGTTTCAATAAACCCAAGAGACTTATATAAATTTATTGCTCTTTCATTTGTCTTTAAAACTTCCAAATGTATTTTGTTAGTTTTCTTTTTTGCTTCACTTATTAAATTTGAGAATAACCTTCTACCAAGGCCTTCACCACGGTTTCCTTCATCTACAACTCCAGTTAGCATAGCAATATCATTTTCAATTAAAATTATACCATAACCACATGGATAAAAAATAACTCCCATTTCACAAACCATGAATATGTAAGGAGTTATATTACTTGGTAGATTATCATACCATAGTTTTTGCTTTTCAATTGTTATTTCATTTTGATATCTTGTCATGAATTGTTTAGAAGAATTTCTTGTTTTTCTAAGATATTCAAGATTATCATTATGTTGACTTGAATTTTCAAATTTTTTCAAAGGATATAAAGTTGTTATCTTATCATTCATTAAGAAATAAACTCCAAATATTTTTTCATTGAGGAAGATAAATTTTTAGATTCAAGTCTATGTTTGTTCATCATAGCAAAAAGACTTTCTTTTGTCAATCCTTTCCCCCAGTTATGATGTTCTGCTCCCCAATTTCTTTGTTTATCTATAAGTGGTATTCTATTTTGAATTTGTAATTTTCTCTGAATTAGATATTCATTCATTGGAGCAAAACCATAATTGAAAATTATAAATTTATCTGTGGTTTGATCATAATTACTGAAATGTCTACCAGGAATATAGGACATTACAGAATTATGCATACATCTTAACTTTCTTAAATCTCTATTGTCATGATAATCTATACCATTAAATATTTGTTCATATAATGGTTTATCTTTATTAGGGTAACTACTATCCTTATCATCAACAAAATAAAAAGAAGGTATGTAATATCTTTCATTATCCTGATCATCCAATACATTAAAGTCACCAATTAAAAATTCAGTTATATTCAATGCTATTTTCCAATCTGGTATCTGTTCTTCATAATACTCCACTTCCTTATCACATTCAGTGGCATTAAATTCAGAATTTATAGATTTTACTATTTGCCAATCAGGACAAATTTCTTTTATAATTTCAACAGATCTGTCAGTTGAATTATAATCAATCATCAAACCATAATCAAAATATTTTTTATGGTGATTTAACCACCAAGGAAGAAGATACTCTTCATTATAAAAATGAGAAATGATTGATTTCATACTATAGTAACCTCTGGAAAATATTTTAAGAATATACAGTTTGATATTTTCTTTTCAATCACTCTTTTTTTTATCTCTTCAAAAAAGTTCCAAGCTAAAGGAACAATGCACAACTTTTCATTTTCTTCCAATAAAATATCAGGAGAATGTATTGGAATTTTAGAACCAGGTGAGTATAAATTATGTTTTAAAGGATTATCATCTACAATGTAATCTAAATTAAATTTAGAAAAATTTATAAAAGTATTTCCCTTAGCTGCTGCACCATAACCAATAACTTTGTATCCCTCATCTTTTAATTCTAATATTTTATTATGCGTATCAGTTGCAATACTCTTACATTTTTTAGAATATGAATTCATAATATCCACATTAAGTTCATTTTCAAGAGAGATAAGTTCTTCTGACTTATCTTTCTTAGATTTTGATAAAACAAACACAAAACTTGTTCCATGAACATGCGTTCTTTTCACATCTATAACATTTAATCCAACTTTTTTTGCTAATGTGCAGAATGATTTTACACTAAAAAATGATATATGTTCATGATATATTGTATCAAATTGATTATTGATAACCATGTCTGCTTGAGATGTTTGTATAAAAATACATCCATCGTCATTTAAATATTCTTTGCAAATTCTCAGAAAGTTTTGTGGATATGTGTTATGTGCAAATACATTTTGTGCAGTTATGATATCAAACTTTACTTTTAGTTTATCTACACTATCTTCCGTAAAGTAATCACAAACAACTTGATGATTTTTAGAACTTAACTTATATAAATTTTCAGCAGGATCAATACCGTAGGTTTGATATCCCTTTCTTTTAAAGTAATCTAATTGAGTTCCATCATTACATGCTATGTCCAGAACTTTATCACCACTAGAATAATTTTCGCAAAAAGTTACAAACCAATCAAAATAATCTTTTAGTGTTTGAGTTGTGCCACTCACATACAAGTAATTTTTAAATAGTTTGTCTGGATCTACAGAATGAGTTAGTTGAATGTGTGTGCATTTAGGACAAAAATTAATACCTAAAGGAAATTTATCTTCAGATTCATTCTTATCTTTTAAGTAACTATTTGCTAAAGGTTGAGAATTCAAATCTAATGAGAAATTCAAATCTTCATTGTCACAGCATAAGCAATAATTAATACGTTTATACATTAATAACTCCCAATAATTGATTTTATCTCTGATTGAGTATTTTCATTCCATCTCACATGAGATCCACCAACATAATGCATTCCAACCATATTTTGATTTTCATCCTCAAAAAAACAATTACCATATCCATTTGATTTTGTTTTCCAAGAAAATGTTTTTATACTATTATCCAATATATGTTTTCTTATTCTCCATCCAGTTTCTATAAATCCAGTAGATTGACCATTTGCAACATCCTCTCTTGTCACTATCCAAGAATTTGATTTTGCTAATTCTAAATTATAAAATGCACCAAAAGCACACGGAATATTATTAAACCTATCAGGAAATCTTTTAACCCAAGGTCTAGTTCCTAAACCATCATCCCAAGAGGAACCAACTGCTTCATATCCCAAAGAAAATTTTTCTTTAACATAATCTGTCACGTTTTTTAAGAAAAAGAAATCCGAATCCAAAATACAAACAATGGGTGATTCACAGTAGTTCAAACCAACATCTAAAGCCCCTCCATGAGAAACTCCATCAAAAGTCACAGAACTATCCAGATCAACAATAAGATCAATTTTATCTTTATTTTTTATTTCTTTCTTTTCCGAATTCGGTGTGTTATCTACAACTATTAATCTATATTCACTTTCAGAGAATTTTTTCTCAAAATTTTCTATCTGAATGTCTAATAGATCATAAGTTCTATAGATGGTCATTAAGTAATCGATCATGAAATCGTCCACTCCTCTCATTGAATAATGATATATCACTGTTGATTACACTATCTATAACAGATGAAATATCCTGTTTAAATTTAAATCCATAAATTTTTTCAAATTTTGAATTACTTATTTTAAAATCATAAACTTTCTTAGAATTTTCTTTTTTAATTATTTTACAACCAACTTTTTTTGAAATTGTATTAGCAATATCAGACACAGTTGAATTAAAAGAACATATATTAAATTGTCCAGTATGAATCTGATCGTGTTTTAAAATATGATCTATAGCATCGACTAAATCTTGAGTTCCTAGTATGGGTCTTTTTATCCAATCATTAGCTGTCTCTATAAATCCTTGAGTTTTATAACTATAAACCATAGAGTTTATCATTAAATCAGATCTTATATTTTTAGAGTATCCATTAACTGTACCAAATCTTAATCCAACTATATTTTTACCATCACCTATAAATTTATTTGCAATAATATCAATAGTCAATTTAGTTAAATCATAATGATTAATGGGATTTAAATTTATTTGATGTTCCTCACAAAGGTCAGTTTTCTTTCCATATACACTAGCACTACTTGCGTATATTAATAATTGATCATCTCTTAGTTTTTCACATAAATTATAAAAATAAGTTACATTATTTTTCCATGCATTTTTTTTATTATATTCACACATTTGAACACTAGAGTGTCCAGCTAGAAGTATGATATTTTTGTATTCTTCTATATTAATTAAATCAAAATTTATTTTTTTAGAAAAACCAAGATCATTTCCAGAAACACATAGATCTACAGAGTCCGCTTCTATTTTTTCATATAGATATGATCCAACATATCCATTACCACCTATGATTAAATTTTTCATAATTTTTCACACTCCTCAAATGTTTTACCTTTCATGTCTTTATCTGAAACAATTGGTTCTTGAGTGTTTAACCAATCAATATTTAAAAATTTATCATTCCAAATAATTGATCTTTGAGATTCTGGATCATAGTAGTCTGTTGTCTTATATTGAAACTCTGCTGTATTTGATAAAGTGTAAAATCCATGTGCTAAACCTGGTGGAACCCATACTAATAAATCAGGTCTGTTTAATTCTATACCAAACCATTTACCAAAGGTATCAGAATTTTTTCTAATATCAACCATAACATCATAAACAGATCCTTGAATACACCTAACTAATTTTCCTTGAACATGTTGGATTTGATAATGTAATCCACGTAAAACTCCTTTAGTTGATCTAGAATGATTATCCTGAACAAATTGATATTTTCCAATTAAATCATCTATCTTTCTTTGATTGAAGGATTCCATAAAGAACCCCCTTTTATCATCAAATTTATCAACCTCTATTATAAAAGCATCTTTAATGTTTGTCGAATTTTTTTTCATACCAATCTATTGTTTTTGATAATCCCTCCTCCAGATTATACTTAGGAGAGAAATTTAATTCAGACCTTATTTTAGCATTACTAATGGAATATCGCAAGTCATGACCTGGTCTATCATCAACATATTCTATCAAATCCTCACTTGCATTCATCATTTTAATAATAGTCTTCACAAGATCGTTATTTGTAACCTCACATTCTCCACCGATATTATATTTTTCTCCCACCTTACCATTATTAAAGACATTAAGAATACCCTCACAATGATCTTCAACATAAATCCAGTCTCTTATATTCTCACCTACACCATACACAGGTATCTTTTTACCCTCTAATATATTAGTAATTGTTTTAGGAATTAATTTTTCTAGATGCTGTCTAGGGCCATAATTATTAGAACAATTAGTAATAATAGTTGGGAGACCATACGTATTATGATAGGCCTGCACAAAATGATCACTTGCTGCTTTAGATGCTGAGTAAGGATTTTGAGGATCGTATGCTGTCATCTCAGTAAATGATTGATCATACCATTTAAGAGAACCATATACCTCATCAGTAGATATGTGATGAAATCTTTCAATATCATATTTTAATGATAAGTTAAGTAAATTAACAGTTCCATTTATATTAGTACTAATAAACTTTGAGCAATCTTTAATTGAATTATCTACATGACTTTCAGCAGCAAAATGAAAAATAGTTTTTGGTTTATATTTTTTAAAAATATAATCACCATAATGCTCATCTATTATATTTAAGTTGCAAAATTCAATTGGAAGATCTTTAATATTTTCATAATCTGATGCATAACTCAGATTATCAATACAAACAATTTTTTCAGAGAATGAATTAACTGCTTGATGTAAAAAATTACTACCTATAAATCCCGCACCACCTGTAACAAAAATAGTCATAATGATTCAACCACACGATTTAAATATTGACCATAACCACTTTTTTCAAGTGGTTTTGCCAAATTTTTTAATTGCTTTTTATTTATCCAACCGTTTTTAAATGCTATTTCTTCTGGACAAGAAATTTTATAAGTTTGCATTTTTTCTACTGTAGATATAAAATTTGATGCCATTAGTAAAGAGTCACAAGTTCCTGCATCAATCCAAGTAACACCCCTATTTAAGTTTTCTACCCTCAGTGTTTCATTTTTTAGATAACTATTTTGAATACAACTAATTTCTAATTCATTTCTCCAAGATGGTTTTACATTTTTTGCATATTCAATAACTTTATTATCAAAAAAATAGATACCAATAACAGCACGATTTGATTTTGGTTCTTTGGGTTTTTCCACTATTGAAATAATTTTGTCTCCTTCTGATTCTATTATACCAAATCTATGAGGGTCTGTAACTGGATATGAAAATATAGTTCCACCTTGGGATTTTTTACATGACAAGAGAATACTTTTTAAACTATTTCCATAAAGTATATTATCACCCAAAACTAAACATACATTATCATCACCAATAAATTTTTCACCAATTATGAATGCCTCTGCTAGTCCATTAGGATTTTCTTGAATTTCATATTGAAATTCAACACCCCATTTAGATCCATCACCAAGAAGATTTTTAAATTGATCAATACTTTCAGAAGTTGTTATGATTAATATTTCTCTAATATCCGCTAACATTAATGTACTTAATGGATAGTAGATAAGAGGTTTATCATAAACATTCATTAACTGTTTTGATACTGTTAATGATGATGGATATAATCTAGTTCCATTTCCTCCTGCGAGGATAATTCCTTTATAATTCTTGCTTGGCATATATCTCCTTAGATATCTCCCATGAAATCCATCCATAAGTTTTACGTATTCCTTCTTCTAATGAAGTTTTATAATCCCATCCCAACTTCTCTTTTATGAGATCATTGTTAGAATTACGACCCATTACACCACGAGGTGCATCCAAATTATAAACTTTAGTTACTACTTTATTTGCAATTTTTGCAGTAATATCTACTAATTCATCTATTGTTACCATTTCTTCAGATCCAATATTAACAGGGCCCATAAATTCAGAGTTCATTAATCTGCGTGTTGCTTCAATACACTCATCAATATAAAGAAATGATCGAGTTTGCTTACCATCACCCCATACTTCAAGTATTCCACCAGAGTTAGGAACATTTACTACTTTTCGGCAGATTGCTGCTGGTGCTTTTTCTCTACCTCCTTTCCAAGTTCCTTCAGGGCCAAAGATGTTATGGTATCGAGCAATCCGTACAGGCATAGAATAATTCCTACTATAAGCAAGGTAAAGACGCTCGGAGAAGAGTTTTTCCCATCCGTATTCGGAGTCTGGGTCGGCTGGGTATGCTG